AGAACTATCGTAGTTCCAGTAACCAGCAACCTTCTTGATCTTCAGTTTGAAGTTAGCACCTTCCCAAAGATCAAACACATTCACGGGATCCTCATCCTGAAACTCAGGTTGCATAGCAGCAAGGATCTTGTCATGGATCTTCTTGCCATACTTGTAGAGGAACACACGACCCTCGTTCTCAGGGTTCTTAGGATCTTTCACGACATAGATGTTGCTGTAATATTGGAGCTTACGCTTCTGCTTACGAGCAGTCTCTTTGTCTTCATCACTACCGCTGTTCCACAGTTTGCGGTTGATCTCACCAACGGGATCCTTCTCGTTCAGAGTGGTGAGAGAGTTTTCGATGTACCAACCACCAGGACCTTGGAAGGCATGGGAGTACACTTTCGCCCAGGGCACCGTCTCCCCTTCAGGAGCGGGCAGGAAACGGATAACAGCGTACCCGTTACCAGAAGCGTCAACCTCGGGCTTCCAGAAACGCTCATCGACATTCTTGCCGCTGGAGGACTTCTCAAGTTCCTTTTGGAGGAAAGAGAAGTTGTTCTGGGATTTACGCTTCAGATCTGCAAAAGACATAGGATTTTCTCGGATTAGGTTTGGATTTGGTCTGTGATGCCCCGACCACTTAGACATAATAACAGGGCACAGGGTCGGGCGTCAACCCCCTGTGCCACTTTGAAGTTTGTCCCTCATCATCTGGACTTTCTCCAACAGTTCATCGAACATGGTTTCGATAGGGGTGCCTGGTGTGGCACCCAACATGATAACACCTTGCTGCATGGTTTCTCTAACAGAAACTGCTTCAGGATCATCACTCAATTTAATACGGAAGTAAAAAGTTTTCTGCTTTTCGATAAGTTCTTCCAGTTTATTGAAGTATTCTAATTTTCTATCATGATCTAAAAGAACAAAATTCATGGCAGAACGGAAGCAAAACTGCTGCAATTCTACCATCTCTTGGATGTCCCCACGGACTAATTCTGATTGAAAGAAGCTCATACTAGCATCAACTTGGCACGACTGGTTTTCTTCATAAAGTTAAGTTGCTGTGCCTCATGACGGAGTTTTTCCTTTAGAGGTTTGCTAATCAACTTTGCTACACTATCTATTTCAATTTCGTTTGTCTCACAGTAGTGGATAACCGAATCAATATAATTCATGTCTGGATTGTGTAGCGCAATCTTCTCCACTTCCTGCGAGAATCTCGCAGCGGTCATAAATCTATCCTCTAATAATTGTTTTTTCTCCATATCGTTCCTGGTATTCGTCGATGTAACTCATTAGTTTGACAAAGAATTCTTTCTTAGGTGGAAGCACCTTGACTTGAGTTTCTCCGTTTTCACAAGCAACGATCGTAACGAGTTGTTTCACGGACAACCCGTAGAGTTCTTGAAGCATACATGCATATGCGGTTTCTTGAACGAAGTAATCGTAAAGATATTTTTCACGCTTTGGTTCTGCTGCTGTCTTGAAATCGATGATAGACAATATGCCATCGAACTCAGCGATACAATCAACACGCCCTGCCATCTCCAAATGATTAGAGTAGAGCGCCGCTTCCTGTAAGTATATGTTATTTATACGGTCCAAAACATCCCTAGAATGCTGGAACATTAGGACAGGAAGAGGGAACTTGGTGTATTTTTTTAGATCAAGTTCGTTGTTGAGATAATCTTCTACGATAGAATGATACTTGGTTCCGCGATTGGTGGAGCGAGAAGAAATGTTATTAGCTTTCTCCTCACCCACACGCTCACGCCATCGAGCAATACCTGCTCTCTTTTCTTTGTTGTTACTAATCACGGTGGTGACAGATGGAAACTTACTGCCCTCAGGTGTTAGATAAACACGCTTACCATCCACCATCTCAGCAGACATTTCAATAGGATCTAGTCCCACATGATTAAATAACTTCATAGACCAAGATTGATTTTGTTGATAATATAGGATTTGACAAGACCAGAACGAACGATATCATCGATACCGTATTCGATAAGAGAAAACTCTTCCATGTTCTGCAGGATACGTTGGAAGTCTAGGATACCAGAACGCTCATTCACTTTCACAAGGTCAGTCTGCGATGCATCACCACAGAAGATGATCTTAGTATCCTGACCCACACGAGTGATGATCGAATCAAGTTCGTGGAAGTTCAGGTTCTGACATTCATCCACAATAACAATAGAGTTATCAAGGGTGGTGCCACGAATGAACGAGGTACTCCAGAAGGAGATCGTTCCTTTATCCCACTCATCAAAGAACACCTGTTGATTGTGAGTGAGAGGTTCGATGGGGATCATGTAAGCTTCGTCAATAGGCTTGCGACGCTTACGTTGCTTAGCACTCATGCCTTGTCCAGGTGCTTTATGTTGTGTCTTCTTTCTTACTGGCATATCAGTTATACTTTTGGGTAATACTATCGTTTGTTGGTGCCTTGGGGGCGATCTTATTCTTCATGATATCATAGAACCCAGGATGGGTTTTTGCCATTCGAGAATACATATCACCCACTTCTCCAGATGAAGGACAGGTAGATGGATCACTCCAATCTCTAGTCCAATCTGGATTGTCAGTTTTCCATTGCTCCCAGTCATGGACGCTAATCACGACCTCTTTCTGTTCGCCAGTTTTCGTATTGATTACAGGGTATGTTGCCATCAACTCCACTCCAACGCTTCAGCACAAATAGGAAATTGTTCCACAAAGACTTGCTTACAAGCGTTAGCAATATCCATGTGTTCTTTTTGCGTTCCATGAGCGGAACGTAGATTTATATAGTGAATCCATGAACGAACAGAGCCTGTCATGTAGATTTTCGTGGGGGTTGCCAAAGGGAGTACAAACCTTGCACATTCCTTTGCAATACCTTGACGCAGGAGTTCATTATAGAGCTCCATCGATGAACGAAAGTGATTAGTAATGTAAGACTGGAGTTCCTTTTTTGTGGTTTCAGAGATATCATCGATAGAATTCTGTCGGTTTTTGATGTCTTGACTGCGAAGATCTGGCACAGGAATACCAGACTCTAACCAATTCACATCGGCATAGCGTTGTGAAAATTCTTGAAATGTAAATGAACGGTGGCGCAGAATTTGTGCTGCGATGCCACGGTTCGTTTCAATCTCAAGGGTCATATGTGCCTGCTCAAACACAGACCAGTGCTGGTGCTTGATACAATACTTCAGCAGACCAGCAACGTTAGGGTTATCCTGGTTCTGAGGGTTGCTCACCCTCGCTACATACCCCATCGTCTTCTCCGCTTCTGGAGTCACTTGCACTAGTTGGACTGATCCATGTTGTTGCGTCATTCTTGAATCCTTTACTCATCATTTCACGTTTGCGTTTGAGATCCTCTTTTGCCATGCGTAGAGCACGTTTCATGTACAGGATCTCTTCACCAGTATACAGCATCGGGTTCTTTTCCGCAAGCTTTATTGCTTTCTTTGCTGCTTTGATGGTGTCTTTTAGTCTCATTTAAAAGCCTCCTGATACTTTCTAAACTCTTCTCTAATTTGCTGATCTACCACAACCAAGGAACCCAAATCAAATTGATATCCTTGACTAATAATATAATCACAAAACTCATACACCTCCCTGGTGAGAGGCATTCCCATTCTAACAAATCCACTCATGATAAAGTGTCTTTTCTGGAAATTATCATCTTTGTATCTCCAGTCAGCGTTAATCGGGGTAACCATCGTCGTCGTTGTCCTCGTGAGAATAAACTTTATCTGATCTAGGACCTGCCTTGTAAGCATCCACATCAGAATATATTTCTGATTCTAACGATTCCACCAGGAGTTTCAAGTTTCGAACTATAAGTTTTAATCTTTCCTTATCCATGGTAGCATGGCGTACACTACTAATTATAACACAAAAAAAGGGAGGTGTGAACCTCCCCACATTTATTACCCAAGAGTTGCAATATAATACTGCGCTTCCTGAAGTTTTCTTTGTTTAATCATTTGTTTACGGATAACATTCAACCAGTTCATTGTGCTACCTCCTGATTTTTGCAAGGGCGGTAAGCAACACCACGATAAGTATTGGTGGCATGTGCTGGTGCATGAGTTTGTGAATACCACTTACGATATTCTTCTTTTGGGGTGTCAGTATTATACTTGCACCCTCTATAGGTTGCTTGTGACATTAGGTTTGCTCCTTTACGGTTAGGTATTGGGCGTTCCTTCAGTCGGCTTTTGCGTCTATCTTACACTCTTTCCTTGTGATCTGTTTGATCTCCCAGACAATATCATTCTTCTGTTGAAGAGATAGGTCTGGGTTTGTTGTTACCCTTCCCATAATAAATTGTGCTTGTAGGCATGTCAATAAGAGTGCTTCCATAGATGAACGATCCGTTCCGAGTCGGCCTACTTCCGTTCGCTATTCGCAAATAGCGAATGAACGTATTAGTAATTATACTACAAAAATTGTAAAATTAGATACCATTTACAATATTTTAATTTCC